GTAGTTGCATCTACTGAGAAACCTTCAATACCAGTAATAGTGTAGTTTTGTACAGTTATTGCTTGTATTAAAGCATCCATTTTCTCTTGGGTCATGTTTGTTGAAACTGTTGCAGTTGCAATATGTATTATTCTACCGAAACCATTTAAGTCTTCGGTGAAACCATTTACTCTTGTTTGTGCCATTTTGTTACTCCGATTTGAACGGGCTTACCTGTTGCCCTATGCAAATATTTATCTTATTATAGCCAAAAAAAATCCCCACAAAGTGAGGATTTTTTAAACATAAATGTTTGGATATTAACCGAATGTTGCGATTAATGTAGTACCTGTGATTGAAGGTGTTGCCGCCGCGCCTTGTACAGCGATGTGACTACCACTTACTAATCCTTCAACTGCTACAACTACAAAGCCTTCTACTTGTGCTTCTGCACATGCCGCTTCAACTGTTACTGCTGTTACGTCATCTACTTCTAAGATGTGAGTTGTACCTACGAATCCGTTTGCTGCTCTTACAGCTGCATTTGGGTTTGCTTGTGCCATTGTTGTTCTCCTAAATATAATGTAGAGCTAATTCTTTACTCTATGTACTTATTTATCAATCTAGTCATAAAAAAAGGCAGTTAAACTGCCTTTTAATATCTAAAGTTAGTTAAACTTAGAATGATACATCAGCAATAACGTGTGCTGCAATGTCACCGTTTGCTAAGTTATCTGCACCTTCAACTATCATTTTAACTGTATCGCCTGATACTGCGCCAACTTTAAGTACTGAAAGGTTTAAGTTTTGAACAGAGCTAACTAATGCTGTTAATTGAGTTGCTGAAATGTTTCCTGCTTGTTGTTGAAAACTTTTAAGAAATACATCTTTACCAATAAACTCGCCTGCTGCTGCTGATCTTCTATCTGTTTGTGCCATGTTAATTCTCCTGAATTGAATATATGCTATTATTTATCAATTTATGCTTTAAAATCCGATTTATTTATACTAAGAGCGTCTAAGTTTCTGGCTTGTGATTTTGCTTTTCCTAATGCTGAAGTAAATGTTGTTCCAAGATCTGTTGTGTTTAGACCTGCTGTTGGATTTAATTTCTTCAATATTCTTTGTCTTGTGCTGCCATCACCGGGAGTATAATCTTTGACTGCATTCTGGTTACCTACTTGGGCACCTCGTTTTTTCTTAGGCTCCGCTGACAGTTTAACTTGAGAATCAGTATTTGTTGCACGATCAGATTTCTTTTTAGATTTTTTGTCTTTTGTTTGTTTCTTACCAGTTACATACTCATTGTCTGGGTACATATCTTGTACTGCTGCTTTGATTGCTGTTCCTGCATTATAATTTGGCTTATTATAATATTGTAAAGCCTTCATAACAACTGAAGCCCTATGGAATTGCATTGCCCACTGATACTTGTTTCCGTTAGGATCTAAAAACTCGCCATCAAATTCTTGTTGAAGTAATTCAAGTGAATCTTGTGACCCTAGCATTTCACGCTCTGCTATAATTTCATCAATTCTCATGTTTGTTTCTTCCTTCTACCAGCTGCCCAATAACCTGCTATAGCACCAATACCTGTACCTGCTTTTTTAACTGTATCAGGTTTTTCTTTAGCAAGTTTTGTTAATTTCTTAGCGGCATACCTACCTGCGGCTGCACCAATTGCTGCACCTGCAACTTTTTGTGCAAAACTAGTTCTCGGTACATCATATGCTGGTTCTGTGCTATACTTCCTATATTTAACCATAGTAGACATAGGTGTAAGTAATTCACTTCCTCTTCCTATGCTACGCATTGTTTGTAATATTTTTGTTACTACTAGTTGTCTACTTGAATACTTTAAATTACCCCAATCAGTAATAAATCTACGGTATTGTTTATACTTAGAATCTGTAATTTGTAGTTGTGCTTCTAGTCTAAAGAAGTAACTAACTGCTTCATTTTTTCTATCAGAGCCGTTTGCAATTTTTTTCATAAACATAAAATGCTTTCTAGCATCAAAGTTTATATTTTGTAAAAAAGAAGTACTTGCTACTCTGTTCTTTAATGTTATTTTATTACTCTTAGGATTTGCAATTGTAAAACATAGCATGTATAAGTCAGTGGCACTAGTTCTAAATGTAGTATATCCACCATACTGGGAGGTTTGCTTTGCATAATTTGCTGCATAGCCATGTTGTACATCATCCTGTACCATCATGTAAAGTGCAATGGTATTTAAATAAGTTAGATTAGCAACATCTCTACCAGTGAGCTGACGCATATTGCCAGAAGATCTGTATAATCTACTTTCAGATATTTCTTGATCTATAAATTCTAATTCCATTATCCTGTTGGCTTCCCTGTTCCAAAGTTTAATCTACTGAATTCCATTCTGTCAACTAGTTTGAGAGCATTACCAATTCGATCAATAGCAACAAAACCTTCTCCGCTTGTGGCTTTGAATCCTTCGCCATCTGCAGCAAACGTTTGTGTACTTTGTAATTTTCCTAACTTGTCTATGATAACTAGTTTTGCTTTAATAAGCATCAAATACAAATCATACACTGCTGTTATTTCTTTAGCATGTTGTTTAATGAATGCTACAGTTTTAACCATGCTATCTGTTTTGGCATCTTTAGTTTTTTGCATTTTAACTTTATCAATTTCTTTTGTAGACTTATCAATCCACTTTACAACAAATTCTTTTGCTAAACTCTCAGGGGAGCCAAAGTCTCCTGCTCTAATCTTATTATTCACTGTGGCTTTTAGTTGTTGTAAGAAATCTTTACCTACTAAGTCGTTGCCTTTCTCTAACCAGTTAAATACATCTTTACTAATTTGCTTAGTGTAAGTGTCAGCGGCTTTGATAGTTGCTAATACTTCTGCTGATTCTTTAGCAGTCATTGTTACTGTACCTGATACATCCTTGATGTTTGCATCTGTTTGCCAAACACTAGATGTACTGCCTAATCTATTTGAATCGAATCCAAATGTTGCTGTTGTATCTGCTAGTGTTGGTCCGCCTGCGTACTCTGTGTGCCACACTATACCTAAATCAGCACTTAACATTTCTTGTGCTAGTTCGCTGTCCTTTGGTAAAGCATAAGCCAGTGTATTAGGCTTAAAATATATTAAGGCTTCTCCATCATGATTCAATTCTTTGATGTCGCCTTTTTGAAACATCATGTCGCCTTGTGCAACTGTGTCCCAATTTAATTTGCTTAAATGTTTTAAACAATTTTTTAATTTGATTCGTAAACCACTACCGTCTTTGTCGCCTCGGTCTGCGTGGTAGTTGTCAATGTCTTCATCAGTAAAGTTTAGTTTTGCTTTTCCTGCAAACACACCCTTAGTACCTACAAAGAATTTGCCAGTTGCTGGATCTTTACCGGCTACAATTGCTGGTGAACCGTCCCACTTCACAGTCATATCAAATGCACCTTTTGCTGAGCCTTCTAACATTTGATGTAAACTGTATAAGTAGTCTACTGCTTCTTTGGCTCCTTGGTATCCTTTGTTAAAGATATTATCTTCAAGGTGTTCCATGTGAGTGTTCTTGCCGTCTGCTTCTAACAACAAGCTCTCATTGATTACTCTAGTTACTAGAGGTTTTGATATCTCTATAAAACGCATTTAGATACCTGCTAACTTTTTCATTTCTGACATTTGTACAATATCAGTTGGTATTAGCATAACATGTGATGTTACACTTTCTGAAATTAATACTTCGTAACCTATGTCTGCCCAAGTAAGTCCTGCATGTTCTAGTATAGCACACATGTGTTCGTATGCTTCTGCTCTCATGCTTCTTGCCATTTTAACAAAAGTTGCGTATGCTTGTGGATCTGATTTTGCTAAGCCACCTTTCTTCATTACTGGAGCTGCCGCTTGTATGAATTTATCTGCATCGTATCCTTTGGATTTTAGTTCACTTAATTTAGCAACTAATGCTTTTGCAGATGCTAAGTCACCCTGTAGTGTTTTAGACTGTAACATTTTTAACTCTGCTGTAGTAGGACCTGGTACTGCTTTAGGAGCACCCTGTGCTGGTTGTTGTGCTTGTGGCTGTGCTTGTTGTCCTTGTGGCTGTGCTGGTTCCCCAGGTTGTGCCGGTTGCTCTGGTTGCTCCGGTGTTCCTGGTTCTGCTTGTTGTCCACCACCGGACTTACCAAACATTCCGCCAATTGCTGCTCCTGCCATGCCTGCTAATTTTTTTCCAGTACTCGCCTTTGGATCTAATCTTGTTTTTTGTGCTAAGCCTGGTGTTTTACCAGACATATAATCTTTTGCTCTTTGTATTAAACCGGGATTCTTTAATGGAGTACCGTCACCGTTTCTACCATACTTTGCCATTAAGTCTTGTTGCATTGCACCTTGTGCAGATCTACCTTGTGGGTCTTTCCAGCCTGTGCCATCCCATGTAAATTTAATTTTATTAATTGTTTCGCTCTTGCCCGGTGTTAGTTCTGGTAAATCTGGTTCTTCAGTGTCGCCACTTTGTGCTTGTTGTACACCTTTGCCTATTGCGCCGCTACCACCTGCAGAACCCCCTGTAGGACCGCTTGTAGTGCCCTGTGCGCCACTTTGTTGCCCTTGGGTACCTTGTGCACCACCTTGAGGTTGTTCTGGCTGTGCGCCACCCTGTGGTTGCTCTGGTTGTCCACCTTGTGGTTGCTCTGGTTGTCCACCTTGTGGTTGTTCTGGTTGTGTGCCGCCTTGTGGTTGTTCTTCTGGCTCTGGCTTTGCTGTAGGTGCAGTTGGTGCTGGTAACTCAGGACCTGCTGTTGCAATATCCTCTGGTTCCATACCACCTTGTGCTAATATGTTTGCAATTGATTGGGAATCAGTTGGCTTCTTGGCCTTGTTCCATAATGCTGTAAGTTTTTTAACAGTAATGCTGTTACCTAACTCTTTACCTGTTTCTTTTGCTTTACCTACTAATGCTCCGCCTGCTTTCTTAGCGGCTCCGCCAACTACTGCGGCTGCTTTAGCGGCTCCACGTTTAATATCTGCTAGTCCAATTTCATTTACTAGTTGTTGTTCTGCTTCATTTAGTGGGATGCCTGCAAGGTGCTTAGTGTAAAGCAGTTGATAATCAATACTTTCTGCTTTAGGTTTTTCTTCTGCTTCTGGTTCTGCTTTCTTTCCAGGTATTGTTGCGGCTGTTGCAGCACCTTGACCTAATGCTGATGCTATGTCAGTAATTTTTGCCATCTTAGCAATATCTTTTGCAGCGTCACCTGTTAAGGCTGATATTTCTGCTTGTAGTCCAGGATCTTCTAACGCTGCCTGACCTGCGTCGAAGATAGCATTAGATGCTTTTATACCTGCGTCTTTGATTTGCATTAGCGTTGCTTGATCAGTAGTTGCTTTAATTTGTTCAATATAGTTATATGCTTTTGCTGTTTGCTGTACTGCTTCATCACTAAATGATTTAAACTGCGATGCTGCATCTTTTAATGCATTGTATTGTTCATACTGATCGTTGGTCATTATAACATTGCCACTAAAATAATTTCCTGTAGTACCTGTAGTCGATACAGACATGTCTACTGAACCGTCTGGGAATGTTTGATTCCATAATTCTTTTGCTGGGCCGCCTTGTGCTATAGCTTCTTTAGTGTACTCATCTACTGTTGCATCCTGTAATGATTGAGTAGCAGTCGCTAAATCTGATTCGACACCACTAGAGAACATATCTTTTAGTTCTCCTCCTAGGAATTCAAATGCCTTACCTGCTAAGAAACCAGCAACTGCTGTCTTGGCACCTTTGCCTACTGCTGTTGAAAGTTTATCACCTGCTAGTAAATCATTACCTAACCTTAAAACAAAACCTGCTGCGGCACCACCCGCAGGGCCGGCACTAAATGCTGCTGCTGTTGTTAGCAGTGCTATTAAGAATTTTGTTTTACCTGGGTTGTCCTTTGCTGCTTCTGCCATCTTAGCAATGGCTTTGTTAACTTTAGAATCTTTACCGCCTAGTTTAGTGTTTAAATCTAGTTTTGCTTTTTCAAATGCTTGGTCTAGACCTTGAACTGGTGCAGTGTCTTGTATTACTTTGCCTAACTCATTAACTTTATTGTTAATTTGTTTCATAACATCAGCGGCAATCTTAACACCACCAACAACTGCTTTACCTGCATCTTGTGCTGCAAGTCCTGCTTGGCCTAATTTCGTTTTGTACTTACCGGAGTCAACTGCAATTTTTTCTGCATTACCAAAGATTGCTGTAATCTGGTCTACTGTGAGTTCAGCTTCTGATAAACTCTGATATTCTTCTAGTAAAGGCCAAAGTTCTTTTTCCCATCTATTAACATAAGATTTAGTATCTTCGTCGAGTTGACGCCATACACCTTCGGATAATATCTGGTGACTTTTGCTTTCGTATAGGTTTAATTTGGTGTTAAGTGAATCACGTAATATCATTGTTTTCTTCCCGCTGGCTCTCTTTTATTACTTTTTTGATGCCTCGGGAGAATTTAGAAGAATCTTTAGCACGAATGCTATTGACTATACGATTGGTTAAATCCTTTGCTTGATCTTCGCTGTAATGTGCTTCAATACGCTCAATTAAATGTATTATACTTTCAATAAGGTGCTCGCCACGGTTTTCAACCGCATGATTTCTGTCTCTGTCTACAGAAATAAGATTTAATTCTTCTATTATACTGCGAGTTTTACGCACATTACGCTCCTGTTAATAGGCTTAACACTATTTATCAATTAGAAGTCGTCATTCTTGCGTAAAAAGTCGACCATGTTTAGTGCTTGTCCTACTGTGTTCTGTGTTTCAGGTTCATCTGCTTTAATACTACTGTTTCTTTTTAGTTGATCAACTAAACTGTTAGTACTCATTGTTAGAGAATCTTCATCACCTTCTTCTAAATCTTCAATTCTTAACGTGTCTGTGTTAAATTTTAAATCAACTTTGCTACCAACACCTGCACTACTACGAGTTTTCATAAATTGTATTTGATATCTGCCTCTTTCTCGCATAGCATTACTTGTAAATATACCAATAACATTATCTGCTGTATTAACTTTACTGATACCACCTGCAATATGACTGTGATCATATTCTACTTCTTCTACAGCACTTCTTCCTAACTGCGATGCTGTTGCATGTAGTATATCACGCTCTACTGCTAAGTTACGCAACTCCTCAGATATGTATTTGTCTTTAACAAATAAGTTTTCTGCTGATATTTTAGCACTAATAGGCATCATTAAGTCTAAGTAATCTACTAACAAGCAATCTACTTTTTCTCCACACTCAATTTCATATTCTCGTAAAAATACTCTAACATCATTTGCATTTACACCACTTGGCATCTGCTTAACTCTGAGATTACCAGCACCTTTTGCTTTCATACGCACTCGCAAATCAACATCGTCGATGTTTTTCATAACATCTCTTGTGCCATAACCACTAACCATTGCATCTAAACGCATACTAATAAGTTGTTCACTTAGCTCTAAACTGATATAAACTACATTTAATCCAGCCATTACCCAATTAACTGCTAAGTTCTGTAAGAATAAACTCTTACCACCACCACTTGGAGCAGCAAATATGTTAATCTCGCCTCTATTCATGCCACCATACAACTTTTGATCGATTCCTTTCCAGCCTGTACTAGTTGCACCTGCTTGTTGCTTAATCCATTCTAGCCTTTCTTTAGGGTTTTCAAAATAATCTAAGCCTAGATCTTTTACAAGACCAGTTTGTACCGCCGCTTTAATTTTATTTTCTACTGTGCCGTAGTCTTGTTTTTCAAGTAAGTCTGTGCTTTCAATGATTGCTGCTTCAAGTGCCTTGTGTCTACAAAATGTTTCAAACTCACGCAAGAACCAGTTGTGATGATCTGGTGTTATATTTTCAATTGGAAGTAATTCGATACCTCCTACTGCTTGTATTTGATCCAGTGTGGGAATAGAATTAAATTCAGTGCTGTGGTTTTGTAATAATTCAACCGAAGGACGAAACTTTCTATTAAAGTATCCAGGGTCAACAATGTTTTGACATCTTGAGAACAATGTAGGATCACTGATCAAGAACCTCAAAAACATTTCCTGTACTTCTTCGTTGTAATCTTTTATATCCATTATAGCATTCTCATCTTTACTTGTGATTTAATCTTATTATCGGTTGCGTATTTAATTATACTCGCAACGGTTAAAAGTCTGCCATATTTGGCGACTGCATCTGCGGCATCTTTTACATCAACATGCCAAGGTGGGAAACTTATTTCCCAATTAAGTTCGAGAGCTTGTTCAATTAGCTCTTTACCTGCTGTATCTCTGTCAGGACATACAATAACTCGTTTACCTAATCTATCAATTAAGTGTGCCTGTTCTGGTGTTATGCTGTTACCAAGTATACTAACACCGTCAACTAGTATAGCATCAAACACGCCTTCTGTGACTATAACAATTTCTCGCTCACTGTCGGCAAATGTATCAACATTAAACACATATCCTGGTTGTAGTTTATGCAAATACTTTG